TTGTTGCGCATGATGCCCGGTGCCCTGAGTGACATGCCCGAGGCCCGGCTGGTGGCCGCCCTGTTTCAGCACGCCTGGGAAGACGCCACCAATTACACCGATGCCAGGCGCTTTTTTAACGAGCGTTCTGGCGCGTTCAACACGCTCTGCAGCTGTTGCGGGCTCGATGGTAGCCAGGTGCGCCAGATGTACCTTTCGCGCAACAGGATTGCTTTGGAGCAAGCCGCCAAGGAGGCAAGTCATGAAGACCAATGTGGCCAAGACCAGCATTCGTAACTATGACGCGCTCAAGGCGTCGGGCTTTAACGGACAGCACGCGGCCATTGTCAGCCGCATGGAGCGCGGGGTGATTTATTCACGCCGGCAAATCTCAAAACTCACCGGGCTTGAAACATCGACCGTCGCCGGAAGAGTAAACGAGTTGGTGGAAGACGGTCAGATCATCGTTTGCGGAAACATCAAGTGCCCCCATTCCGGGCGCACCGTGGAAGCCGTGAAGCTGGTCGACGCACAAATGGAGTTGATGTAATGGCCAGAGCACGGAATATAAAACCCTCGATCATGGACAACGAGGAGCTGGCGGAGCTTGACCCAATCACCCGCCTGCTGTTCATTTACCTTTGGATGCTGGCCGACCGCGAGGGAAGGCTTGAGGACCGGCCTAAACGGATCGCAGCGCAGGCTTTGGCCTACGACCGTACTGCTGACGTGGATGCGATGCTTGAGAGCCTACAGCGTTCTGGTTTCATCACAAGGTACACCGCAGCCGGTGTTGCTTGTATCCAGATCACCAATTTCATCAAACACCAGACCCCACACGGCACAGAAAAAGACGGTTCATTACCCGATAAAAACGGGATGGCAACCAAGCACAAACGCGGCAAAAACGGTTACGCATCTGGTGATGTTGAGTTAGTTAACTGTGCTTTAACAGTTAAACCACAGTCCGATAACCCCCTGATTCCTGATTCCGGATTCCTGATACCTGATTCACTGATTCCTGATTCATTATCGTCACAGGCCGTTTTGACTGAAACTGACATCGAAAACATCGAAACCAGCGACGACGACAAAAAACCCAAGGATCCTTCCGAGTGGATTGTTGTGTTTTCCAAGCAACACGGGGTCGATGTCGATCACCGCAACTTTCACGACCGTAAAAAATTCTGGCCACTTGCAGCCGCTTGGACGAACGCAGGGGTCACCGTGGGGCAAATGCGCGCCGCCTGCATCAAGGCCAATGCCGAAGCCACAGAGCCGATTGCATGGCTGCCAGCTTACGCAGACCGGGTGTTGGCCTCGATGCAGTCACGCCAGACCCGACAGCAAAGCCAACACCAGCCCGAATCCTTCCGAGAGCGCGATGACCGCCTGGCGCGAGAGCGAATCGAGTCCATTTGCCCATCGATCGCTGCCAAGCCTCCGCCAAGTCGCAATGTGATCGACATCACCCCCACATCAACCCCCGTCTTTGGAGCCATCGCATGAGCTTGCCTATCGCCTGGATCGACCGCATTTTTGAGCGCCTGACAGTGCGCTACGGCAACCGGTTCCTGGACCGCTGGAAAGGTGTGAACATGGATGCTGTGCGTTTTGACTGGTCCAACACGCTGGCTGGGTTTGAGGGCTGGCCAGAGGCCATCACGTTCGCCTTTGACCACATTGATGACGAGAAGCCACCGACCGCCGCCATGTTCCGGTCGTTGGCACTCAAGGCGCCCAAGCCCGAGCGCCTGGCATTGCCAGAACCCGCAGCCGACCCAGCCCGTGTCGCTGCTGAGCTTGCCAAGCTGGCACCACTGCGCACCAAACCAGCCGAGTCCGACAGCCACGGCATGAAGGCCTGGGCCTACCGCCTCAAGGCGCGCGATGAAGCTGGGGAGCCGATCAACATGAACCAGCGGCGCTGCTACAAGGCCGCACTGGGGATGACCGCATGAGCTCCACCAAACCCAAAGCCAAGAAGGTTCCATTGACCAGCCTGTCGCCGGCCGAGCGTTCCGCCAAGCTGCTGCAAAAGAAGCCATGGGGCTTTGTCTGTGCGCCGCCTTGCGGTTTGACGGTGCAGGCTCGGGAAATCAAGAAGCTGATGGAGGCGCAATGAATGCTGGACTTTGCAACACAGTTGGCCTGGCTCTTGACGATGGCCAAGTGCCCAGGATTCAAGGCCTATGCCTGGCGCCGCGCGCAGGATCTGGAGGCGATGTTCCCCGGCATTGCGCTGGCGCTGACGAATGCGATGAAGGAAAACCCACCATGATGCGTGTCTACATTGCCGGGCCGATGACCGGGCGCCCTGATTTCAACTACCCAGCGTTTCATGCACAAGCCGCCAGGCTGCGTGAGTTTGGGTATGACGTGGTTAACCCGGCTGAAAACCCGGAGCCGCCTTGCAAGTCTTGGGAGGGCTACATGCGCATGGCCCTGGCTCAGTTGGTGACGTGTGAGGCGATTTGCTTGCTGCCTGGCTGGGCTGAGTCGCGCGGCGCGTTGATTGAGCGCAGGCTGGCGCAGGATTTGCGCATGCATGTGATGCAAGCATGTGGGGGGGTGACGTTGTGATCCCCGTTCGCCTTGGTCGCACGGCCGCCTATGCTGCCCGGTCAGAAAAACGATCGAAGTCGAAATACGGCAACCAGAAAGTGGAAACACCCGAGGGCCTGACGTTCGACTCCAAAGCGGAATATCGGCGCTGGTGTGAGCTCAACATCCTGGTGCGCGCCAAAGAAATCACCAATCTGCAGCGCCAGGTGTCGTTTGATCTAGTGCCGGCCCAGGTGTCACCTGATGGGACCAAGTTGCGTCCTGTGGCTTATGTGGCCGACTTCACCTACCGGGACAAATCCGGCAATTTTGTCGTAGAGGATCCCAAGGGTGCCTCAACTGCTGAATGGGTCATTAAGAAAAAGCTCATGCTGCATGTGCACGGGATCTGGGTGCGGGAGATTCGATCGTGATAGCCAAGCCCGGTGAACTTACCCCCAGGCAGGCCGCATTTGTGCGCGAGTACCTGGTTGATCACAATGGCACGCAGGCTGCTATTCGTGCTGGCTACAGCGCCAGGACAGCAGCGGAGCAGGCCAGCCGACTGCTAACGTATGTTAAGGTTTCAGAGGCCATAGAGTTTTCTCAAAATGCCATGGCCGCCAAGACTGAAACAGACGCTGAATGGGTGCGCCGCCGGCTCAAGGAAGAGGCTGATGACTTTTCGGAGTTCGCCTCACATTCAGCACGAATCAGGGCTTTGGAGTTGGTGGGCAAGATCAATGGTGTGTTTGAAATCGACAATAAGCAAAAGGTCGAGCCCTTCGCTGACTTCCTCAAGTCGCTGCCTGGCAGTGTGTTGGACGTGGCCAGGTTTGTCCCTGATGCCGAACCAGAGGCTGATGAATGACGCCCGATGAGTTACGGCCGCTGATGTCCGACCCGGTTTGGCGGCTGTCAAATTTGTACAAAATCATCATCAAGGGCGAAGAGGGTGAAATTGGCCTGGTGGTGGACTTCAAGCCCAACCGCGCCCAGCGCCGGCTGATGGCCAGGCTGCATCACCGCAACATCATCCTGAAAGCCCGGCAGTTGGGCTTCACGACCCTGATCGCCATTCTGTGGCTGGACACGGCGCTGTTCTCCAAGGATCCGATTCGCTGCGGCATCATTGCCCAGGACAAGGAGGCGGCCGAAGTGATCTTCCGCGACAAGGTGAAGTTTGCCTATGACCACTTGAGTGATGCACTCAAGGCCGCGATGCCGCTGGCCACCGAGAACAAAAGTGAGTTGATGTTTGGCCACAACGGCGCCAGTATTCGAGTGGCCACGTCGATGCGCTCGGGCACCATCCACCGGCTGCACATTTCGGAGTTTGGCAAGATCTGCGCCAAGTACCCGGACAAGGCGCGCGAGGTGGTGACCGGCTCCATACCGGCCGTGCCGCTGTCTGGCATTCTGGTGATTGAGTCCACGGCGGAAGGGCAGGATGGCGAGTTTTACGCCATGACCGAGCGCTCCAAGGCGCTGCACCAGAAGCGCACGATGCTGACGCCCAAGGATTACCGCTTCCACTTCTTTGCCTGGTGGGAGGCGCCTGAGTACGAGTTGGACCCGGAGGGGGTGATCTTCACCGAGGTCGACCTGATCTACTTCAACGACATCGAGTCCAAGATGGGTCGCACGCTGTCGGACGCCAAGCGCGCCTGGTGGGTGGCGACACGGGATTCGGACTTTGGCGGCGATGCCTCGCTGATGTGGCAGGAATACCCCAGCACGCCGGAAGAGGCGTTCCAGGTGTCGACCGATGGCTGCTACTACGCGGCGCAACTGGCGCTGGCGCGCAAGCAGGGGCGCATTCACAAGTCGATCCCGTTGGAAGCCGCACCGGTGAACACGTTCTGGGACTTGGGGCGAGGTGATGCCACGGCGATCTGGTTTCACCAGCGTGTGGGCATGGAGAACCGCTTTGTGCGCTACTACGAGGCCAGCGGCGAGGATCTGTCGCATTACGTGGTCAAGCTGCAGTCTCTGGGCATGGTGTTTGGCACGCATTACGTGCCACATGACGCGGAGCATCGGCGCTTAGGGATCACACCCGACACCAATAAGACCTTGAAGGAAATGCTGGAAGCCCTGATGCCTGGCCAGCGCTTTCAGGTGGTGCCGCGCATCACCAACATTGGCTCAGGGATCCAGGCGACCCGCAATGTGTGGTCAAGCTGCCACTTTGACGAGAGCACCTGTGGCGATGGCCTCAAGCGCCTGGCCAACTACAAAAAGGAATGGGACAAGACGCGCGGCTGCTGGCGCGACCAGCCGCGGCATGATGAAAACTCACACGGGGCTGATGCTTTTCGCCAGTTTGGCCAGGAGGCTGACGGAGGCAATGTGTTCCCGCGCGGGGCCTCGACCTCGGGTGGATTCAAGCGCAGGGGCTCGGCAATGGCTGTGTGACGTGGCAAGGATGGCAACCTACCTTGAGTTCAACTCGGGGAAATTGCCATGGCCGCTACCATTGATACAGCAAAGGCGTGGATGTCGCGCCAGCACGGCGACATCACCGCCATTTACACCTGGGTCAACGATGAGCGCGCCCTGGTGCTGGTGCCCACCTTCCGCAAGAATGCGCCCTGGTACATCGTCTGCGAGTCTGCCGCCTACAAATACGACGATGAGCGCTATCTGGCACACCAGGCGCCCAAAGCCTGCCAGGTGCTGGGAATTGAGCCGTCAACCACCAACTGGGTGCGTATTGCCGGCATCATCAACGATGGCCTGCCTGACCTGATCCGCATTCCGACCCGGCCAGAGGCCAAGCCCGAGGGCCGCAAGTTTGGCGAGCTCAAGGTGATGGCCGATGGCGTGCAAATCGGCGGCGAGGACATCTTGGTCGAAAACGAGGTGCCTTCTTATGCTTGAACAAAAGCCAGTTCGCACCAAGGCCACGGGCGACACTTATTCCGACCTGATGGAGCAGGGCGACAGCTTTGGCAAGGGTGCCGCACCTGGCAGTGACCTGGACTCTGCGGCCGCGCACAAGGAGCACTCCAAGATCATGTCCTGGTATCTGCTGGAGCGTGACAAGCAGAGCACAAACCGGCATGAAATGGCGCTGGACCAGGATTTCTACGACAACCTGCAATGGGATCCGGAAGACGCCGCCATCCTCAAGGACCGGGGGCAATCGCCCTTGGTCTACAACGAGGTCGCGCCGATGGTGGACTGGCTGATTGGCACCGAGCGCCGCGCGCGTGTGGACTGGAAAGTGTTTCCGCGCACCGAGGATGACGTGGACATGGCCGACACCAAGACCAAGGTGCTCAAGTACGTGAGCGACATCAACCGCGTGCCGTTTACCCGGTCCCGTGCCTTTGCCGATTCGGTGAAGGTGGGTGTGGGCTGGCTGGATGACGGGGTGCGCGATGACCCAACACAGGACATCATTTACAGCAAGTACGAGGACTGGCGCAATGTGCTCTGGGACTCGGCCGCCTACGACCTGGACCTGAGTGACGCGCGCTACGTATTTCGTTGGCGCTGGGTGGACGAGGACATTGCCCTGATGATGTTCCCGGACCGCAAAGAACAGATTCACGCCGCCTGCAATGACAGCGGCAACCGTGAGTACGACGAGGATGACGCGACCGGCTTCTATGACGCCAACAGCGACCCCGAGCACAGTGGCCGCCTGGTGGCTGCCGGAAGTTACTCGCGCCATGATGTGCGCCGTTCGCAGATCAAGCTGATCGAGTGCCAGTACCGCAAGCCAACACAGGTCAAGATCGTGGCCGATGGCCCCTTGAAAGGCCAGTTTGTGCACGAACAAGACCTGGCCATGCAGAGCAACCTGCAGAGTAGCGGCGCATCGGTGATCGAGAAGGTGATGATGCGCACGCACTTTGCCGTGTTCACCGAAGCCTCCATGATTTCCATGGGCGCCAGCATTTACCGCCATAACCGCTACAGTCTGACCCCGATTTGGTGCTATCGCCGCGGCAAGGACCGGCTGCCCTATGGCGCCATTCGCCGGGTGCGTGACATTCAACAAGACCTGAACAAACGCGCCAGCAAGGCCTTGTTCTTGATGAACACGAACCAGGTGATTGCCGATGAGGGCGCCGTCGATGACTGGAACACCTTGCGCGACGAGGTGGACCGCCCGGACGGCATGATCGTGAAGAAGTCGGGCAAGTCCATCGAGATTCGGCGCGACTCGGAAATGGCCAGTGGCCAGATCAACATGATGACGCTGGCGCAGAGCACGATTCAGCGTGCATCAGGCATCAGCAACGAGAACCTGGGCCGGCAAACCAATGCCACGTCAGGCCTGGCGATTCAGGCCCGGCAACTGCAGGGTTCTGTGGTCACGACCGAGCCCTTCGACAATTTGCGCCTGGCGGTGCAAGTGCAGGGCGAGAAGCAACTGAGCCTGACTGAGCAGTTTTACACCGACGAGAAAGTGGTGCGCCTGACCGGTGCGCGCGGCGCGGTGGAGTGGGTCAAGATCAACACACCCGAAGTGCAGCCAGACGGAACCACGCGCTACTTGAACGACATCACGGCCACCGCGGCTGATTTTGTGGTGGCGGAACAGGATTACAACGGCACCATGCGCCAGGTGATGTTCGAGCAACTGAACAAAATGGCCGGCCGGCTGGCGCCTGACATCGCGTTGCGTTTATTGCGTATGGCCATGGAATTCAGCGACTTGCCCAACAAGGACGAGATTTCCGACCAAATCCGGCAACTGACCGGTGAGCAAGATCCCAACAAGGAAATGACACCCGAGCAGGCGCAACAGCCGGAACAGCAAATGCAGCAACAGGCCGAAGCCTTGCAACTGCAACGCGAAACCGCCATGACGGCGCTGGAAGAGCAGCGCGCCAAGGTCAAGCTGATCAATGCCCAGGCTGAGAAGATCATGGCTGAGTTGGGGGCAGGGCAGGGCGACCCGGCCATGGAAGGCCAGGTACGCCAAATCCAAACCCAGGCAGCACAGCAGATTGACCAACTGTCTGCTGAGTTGCGCAAGGCGCAGACCGACCTGGCGAACCGGACCATGCAGATCAACAAGGATGCCGACACCAAGCTGGAAGTGGCGCGCATTGACTCTGCGACCAAACTGCAAGTGGCTGAGATTCAGGCGCGCAATGACAAGCAGATCACGGCGCTGGAAGATCGCATGGGCGAAATTACCCAACTGCTGGCTGACACTGTGCCCGACAAGACGCCCGCCTGACGTGGCAAGGATGCCACGCTACAGGCCTTCCAGTTTTATCTATTTTGGAGTTTGACCATGGCCAGAAGTGACTCAATAGCAGCAGCGTCTGACAACGATTGGCGCACCGAGAGCGACTTGAACACGTTGCTGGAAGCCAAAAAGATCGAGGCCGACAAAAAGCGCATGGATAAGGTGCGCGCGCTGGCCAAACAAAAGATGCTGGATGTTGCCAGTGTGGCCGCCGACGATGATTAACCAGGGCGGTTTTTCTTTGCCTATCGATAACCGTAAACGGGTCAAAACAACCCGAATTTGATTTTCTTAACTACCACGCAGGAGTGTGATATGCCCCCCGAACTTGACGAACACATTTTGTCGACGCTGACCCCGGAAGAGGTCGCCGCGATCAAGGA